TATAGATGCAAACCGTAAAGCGCTTAAACAATATGATGAGGCTGTGGACCAAATCATGGGCCGCAGTGACACAGAAAAAGGTGCAGAAAAAGCAGTGGTGGTTCGGCGCTCACAACAAAAAGACCGTGCTCGCCTACAAGAGGAAATCCAAGCCTACCAGAAAGAGATTAGTATCCTTAATGACGATAGGGCGCCACTGGCCTCTCAGGTCAAACGAGTCGAAGCTGAAGTTGGACCACTTAAATTCATTGCAGAGTTATTTTACGACAAAGTCGACTCTCAATTCTTAGACAAGACCGTTCGTTGGGTAATCATTCTTATTGTTATTGTATTTGATCCGCTAGCTATCATTTTACTGATAGCAGCTAATATTGGAATGAATAAACCAAGGATTGAAGAACAGCAGATTGAGCAACAGCAGGATACACAACAAGAGATTGAATCACGTGCCAGGTTACTTAAAGAGTTGACTGGTAAGATAAGAGGTGGTACAATCATGATTGGTAAAGATCAAATAAGGGAGATGTAATGAGTTTTTTGAAAAGTTTATTGAAGGAGCTAAATGATGAGGATACTTACCTGGCCGATGACGGCAATGCTAGTTCTGAGTATGGTGGTTATATTGATACTGGCAGCTACATTCTCAACGCTCTTCTCTCTGGTAGCATCTATGGTGGCGTACCTGATAACAAAGTTACTGCTTTTGCAGGAGAGTCCGCTACTGGTAAAACTTTCTTCGTTCTTGGTATCGTTAGAGCCTTCCTTGACAAGAACCCAGAAGGAGCAGTCGTCTACTACGACACAGAGGCAGCAGTCACAAAATCAATGATGAGTTCACGTGGTATTGATACAGCACGAGTTATCATTGCAGAACCTGATACGATTCAAAAGTTTAAGACACATGCACTCAAACTGATTGAGGCATACGAGAAACAACCAGCAGACAAACGTCCACCTATGATGTTTGTTTTAGATAGTCTGGGTTTACTTTCTACTTCTAAAGAGATGGAAGATTCTTTGGAAGGGAAGGATGTCAGAGACATGACGAAGTCGCAGGTTATCAAAGCTGCATTCCGTGTTCTGACATTGAAGTTGGCAAAGGTTAAAATTCCAATGCTTATCACAAACCATGTCTATGAGGTAGTAGGTTCATATGTTCCGACAAAAGAAATCAGCGGTGGATCGGGTCTCAAGTACGCAGCAAGCACTATTGCTATGCTCTCCAAAAAGAAAGAAAAAGACGGAGACGGTGAAATCATTGGAAACCAAATCAAGATTAAAACCTTTAAGTCAAGACTCTCTAAAGAAAACCAAGACGCAACTGTGCTACTTACTTACAACAAAGGTCTCGACAGATACTACGGCTTACTAGAGCTTGCTGAGAAGTACGAGATTATGAAGAAGGTTTCTACGCGATATGAATTACCAGATGGTCGTAAGGTATTTGGTAAGGAAATTAATACTAATCCTGAGCTCTACTTCACAGAAGAAATTCTAGCTAGATTAGAAGAGTGCGCGAAGAAAGAATTCAGTTACGGAATGAGTGAATGATTGAAAAGCTAATTTTATCGAACCTTCTTTCAAATGAGGAGTATGGCCGTAAGGCCATTCCTTTTCTTAAGAGTGAGTACTTTGTTGAAAGATCTGTCAAGGCTCTGTATGACGGAATAGACACATTCGTAAAGAAGTACAATAAGTTTCCAAATAAGGAAGCTCTTACTATTGAGCTTGACGATAATAAAGAGATATCAAGCTACTACAATGAGGTTGTAGTTCTCATTAACGAGCTTGAGGATCAACCGAACAATAGTATGGACTGGCTAGTTGATCAGACTGAGAAGTTCTGTCAAGACAAAGCAATCTATAACGCTATTATGAAATCGATTCAGATTCTTGATAGTGATAAAGAGAAGGTCGGTAAGGGAGCTATTCCTCAAATCTTATCTGATGCTCTTGCTGTTTCATTTGATTCACATATTGGACATGACTTCTTGGAAGACTTTGCATCTCGTTATGAATTCTATCATAAAAGAGAGAAGAGAGTGCCTTTTGATCTTGATTATCTTAACAAGATTACAAAGGGTGGTCTACCAAACAAGACACTGAATGTAATTCTTGCAGGTACTGGTGTTGGTAAGTCTTTGTTTATGTGTCACTGTGCAGCTGCTAACCTTTCCGCTGGACTGAATGTTTTATACATTACATTGGAGATGGCAGAAGAGAGGATTGCTGAACGTATCGATGCCAACTTACTTAATGTGTCATTAGATGAGCTTACAATCTTACCACGTGATTCTTATGACAAGAAGATTGAGCGTGTACAAGAAAAGACCAATGGTAAGCTGATCATTAAGGAATATCCAACAGCATCTGCTGGCGCTGGACATATGAGACACTTGCTCAATGAATTAAAGTTGAAAAGAAACTTCCATCCAGATATCATATACATCGATTACCTAAATATTTGCAGCTCTTCAAGATTGAAGTATGGTGCTAATGTAAACTCTTACACATACATCAAAGCAATTGCTGAGGAATTGAGAGGTCTTGCTGTTGAGTTTGATGTCCCTATTGTTACTGCTACTCAGACAACAAGAAGTGGCTTCACAAGTAGTGATCTTGGTTTAGAAGATACGAGTGAATCGTTTGGCTTGCCGGCTACTGCTGACTTTATGATTGCATTGATTAGTTCTGAAGAATTGCAAGACCTCAATCAGATGATGGTTAAGCAGTTAAAGAACAGATATAATGATCCAGGTGTACATAGACGTTTTGTAATTGGAGTTGACAGACCTAAGATGAAGCTGTATGATGTGGAACAAAGCGCGCAACAAGATATTGTTGATGATGGTCCTGTGTTCGATAAGTCAGATTCCGGTATAAGAATCAAATCAGAAAAAGGTAAGTTCAAAGATGCATTTAATTCGTTTAGCTAGTTTTGTAATTAACTTCACTATCATCTTCACAATTACCTCGGTACTAATGACAATACAACACTTAGTTGTGTATCTTTCAAAGATGTTCGATCTTCCTACAGACATTATTACTTCCCTCTTAGAGTTGAAGAAGAAGAAAAATGAAGATCAAAACAAGAAAGTTTAAAAACCGAGAGTTGATCAAGTTAATTAGATATGCTGCTAACTTCTATGCAGACATCTTGATCCCCAAACAAAAACACAAAATATATCTTGACATCTTTGCAAATGATATAAGTGCAGATGGATACTGTACTTGTATGGACACTTATGATTTTGAAATTGAGATTCATAAAGACCTCACTTTTGAACACATGATGATTACACTTGCACATGAGATGGTCCATCTTAAACAGTACGCAACCAAACAACTAAAGTCTAAGTTTGTAAGAGGTACTCCAGTTGACACGTGGAAAGGTACCAAGTACAGAAATATAAAGTACAAAGAACAACCATGGGAAAAAGAGGCAATGCAACTAGAGGAATCCTTGTACCAGCAATTCATGTTCTTTGGTCTTGTCAATGGTCTGCTTGACTTTGATAAAATTAAGCAAATAGACCTAAGTTGACATCTGGTCTGGTTTGTCGTACAATTATAGTATGAAAAAACTAATCACCTTTATCCTCTTCGCAACGATCGCAGCTTCTTGCTTTGGTCAGTCTAAAAAACAATCTGCAATCTCACCAGACGCTGGCATGATTTCTCTGATGAATGAAGCTAAGCGATTGATGAAAACAAGAGAGGAAATTTCGTTTCCTAATATACAACCAGCTTCATTAGACTACTTGAAGTCTCTTGTGTGTAACAATAGTAAGTACTGTCCCGTGAGTGCAGTTTATTATAATAATACCATATACTACAAACAAGATTTAGATTTGAATGATACTTATACAAAATCTATACTCGTTCATGAATTTGTACATCACATTCAAGCCAATAGTGGTTTCGTAGCTGTAGATTGTAATATATGGTACAAAAACGAAAAAGAAGCCTATCGGCTCCAGGCTAAATACCTGCGCAATAATGATCAAGACGATAG